GCAGTGATGGAGGGGTCAGTCACAGGATACAGGCTGGCACCTTCGGACTTGCCACCAACGATTGCGAGAGCGCCCACGATGCCAGCAGAAATGCCAGTGCCCGTGTAATCGAACTTCACGCGCACATAGCGCATAGCGCCACGATAACCGCGCTTCTGCACGACACTGTCCTCAGACGAAGCATCCACGAGCGTGAAGAGGCCACCAATCATGTCAGCCGCAGCAACAGCCGTGAAGCTACCATCCACAGTGGTGTCGCACTCCTGGAGAATCGGAATCACACTGTTCGAGCCGTCAACTCCGGTGAGAGCACCAATGATGACGAGAATCTCGAGAGCGTTGAAGCCCTTAACGTCGATGATGTCGGAGACACAGTCGGCATGCGCTGCATCAACCGGCTCCTTCAGCATCGTAACACCGATATTGTGATGAAGGTCCTTCATTTCGGGACTCCTTTCTTAGTAGTCGCCAAGATTCATCCACGTGATGGTAACGGTTCCAGTGTAGGTAGTTGTGGCATTGCCATCGATGTCATCGGCACCAGCAATCCCTACATTGAAAAACGCATCCAGTGGCGTAGTGGTGCCGTCCAGCGGCGTCAGAACTCCAACACCATTAGAAGCAGCCCCAGCCACATTAACCGTGGCAGAAGCTGTTCCATTGGTGGTCTGAACGATGTTCTGTTCGGTAGTAGCCAAAGTTCCATTGGCCTGCGTAGTGCTACCCACTCCCCAATTGTACGTCACACCCGTATTTAGCGAAGACGTCAACGTGGAAGTAGTAGTTTCTGCAACTGACCCAGTAGCTCCAAGAAACAGGATTCGGCCTTCAGGGAAGTCGTAGATTTTCACTCCCAGACCCTGCTCGGTATCACGCAGCGTAAGAGGAAGTGCAGTCAGCGTAAGCACTGTCTTGTGAATTGCACCATTCCCGTATTCAACTGCAGTTACCGTAGTGCCGTTTTTGGCGCCAACACCATTAGTCGTAGTAGACAAGGTGTTGATAGCCAAAGTTGAACCAGATGCAAATGTGGTCGTAGACCCTGATGCAAAGCTCGCAGTAGCGCCAGATGCAAAAGTGGTCGTAGACCCACTAGCAGCCGTGAATGCGCCTCCACTTGCAATGGTTTCAGTGCCGCCGACAACCCACGAAGTGCCTCCGCTAGCCGAATAATTCGTGCCAGCACGAGGAGCCGCAGCAATGGCAATCGTGAAAGCTACCATTATTGCCAAAAGTGCCCAAGCGAAGTAGGCTTTATATTTCATCATCGCCTCCTTAGCTGACCTCGCAGCGCTGCTTGTTGATGGCAGAAGGATGAACCATCTTGCCACCAATGCGCCACGTGGTGTAGAACAGAATCCAAGGCTTGGCGGTATAGGGGTCACGAAGCATCGTCTGATTCTGCCGCATCAGAACGGTGTAGGCCTCGCCAAGGTCACCGAAGTACACGGCGTCAACGCCAGCACCCGGGTCAGGAAGATTGGGGAACTCGACAATGGGCCGGCCGAGAAGGCGGAAACCAAAACCCTGCGTGAGGTCAGGCACGATAAGAGGACGACTGGAACCATCCTCGAGCCCATACAGGTAAGCCATCGTAACGGAATTCATCATCCAGTCCGCACGAGCGCGATAGGTCGGATGCAGCGCGAAGTACTGAGCCTTCAGCCCAGCAATGGTCACGTGAGTAGCGTCCGTGGACGCGTAATGCGACACACGAGTGTCGGTCGTGAAGCCAAACGCCTGATTGACGCCAGTGCCAAGCACCAGGTCATATGCAAGCTGCTTCTCGTACGCACGCACCAGCTTCCGCTGAAGCCAAGCCTCCACATTGAATGCCGAATCATCCAGCATCTTCTGCGTGACCTTAGGCATGGCGTACATCTCATGTGCCGTGATGGTCTCCTTCGCCATCGTCGGAGTGCCCGTCTCAGACCGAGCACCACGCTCCGTGGTGTGCTGGATGGTCAGCTCGTCAGGGTCCACATCGATTTCAATCGTGTCACCCTGCGAAATGGTTTCCTTCTGAGCCTTCGCCATGACAGGGTCCAGACGCTGAAGCTCCTCGATAAGCCGATTTGAAGTGTTGATAGGCACACGATAACCACCACTGGCGTCATCGTCTGTCTGGAGTGCCTTCAGCTCAGGAGTTTCGATTCCTTTGCGAGCATAATCAAGAAACGCCTTCGTCTGAACATTGTCATCGCCCTTTGCAGCCCCACCTGCACCAGGACGATTGAACTTGGTTGCCAGCTGGTCCATTTCGGTCTTCAGAGCCTTCCGCTCAGCCTCGAAAGTCTCAAAAGCCTGACGAACCTTGTCGATGTCGTTCTTGTGCCCGAGAAGAGTCGTGTTAAGCGTTTCCCACAGACCCTTCTGCTCGTTGATAAAAGCTTGCAGTTCCATGAAAACTCTCCTTACTTGGTCAGTACCCGCTTCTGAAGGTCAGTAAGACTCCGAACCAGCTCGGAATCTACTGTCACTACGCCTGCTGGGTGGTCACCCGAGCCAGCAGTTTCCTCATGCGTATTCAGGTCGCCCTGCACTTCATCGGTAGAAGTGGAACTGCCAACCAGAAGAGCCTCTAACGCCTTGATTGCTGCTTTGATGTCGACTTCTTTAACATTTCCCTTGCGCATTTCGCGAATAACATTGTCCATTTTGACGCCATCAATGACGGCTGGGTCACATGCAGCCCACAGAACCGGACTGAGCTCCCACAGGCGAACTTCGGTGAGATTTCGCTTGAAAGGGATAACTTTCCCCTTTTCGTCCTTAACCGCCTCAAAATCCTCGGTACTGAAGCCAATGCTCAGTTTTCGTATAACTTTCGCCTTTAACAGGTGATAAGTGTCTCTTGCGCGCTCAATATCGAGCAAAAGCGAACCTTTCGCGCGTAAACCTTTGCCATCTTCAGATAAATCGCGATATCCGCCAATGGGTTGATACATATCGTGCTGAAACAGCATAGGAAGTGGCGCATCTGCGGCTTTCCACGCGTCAATTGTGCGCGCAAAAGCGCCCTTTTTCATGGTATCCCCATAGGAATCTTCGACGTCAAACACGTTTCCATAGCCAACAAACGTGCCTGCAGCGTCGTCAAATTCGCTCAGATTGAATTTGAATTCCTTGGTTTCCAGAAGTTTTGCCATGTTAAACACTCCTCAAAATGGCAGTTTTGCCAGGTACTGCGCCAGTTCCACTGCCAGTTCCATCTCCAGCATCTTCAGTTCCGTCACCATTTCCAGTGCCAGTGCCATCACCGCCCACTGGCTTTCCACTCGGAAGTGCTGTTCCTGCCTTAGGTGACAGCTTGGATTTATAGTCATCACCAAAAGGCTTCATCGGGAAATCCAATTCGAACATCGCCTCATTAAGTGTAATAAGGTCAGAGTCCCAAGCCTGAGTAACTCTAGCCCACTTGGTCTTCCGAATGATTTCCAAGCCTTCAATATCGTCCGCATCATAACCAATCACGATTTCCTGGTTGAACCTGAAGGATAACCACAGGGACAAGTGTTCGAGATAATTGTCGAGCAGCGGCAACACCGCTTCCATGTACAGTGCAGCACGTGCTTCCTGATAATTGCTGTAGGTTTTATGCTCATTGTCGCCCAAAAGCTCAGGCGCAAGATGGAAGACAATTGCAATCGTGTTCGCACACCTTGACAACAGGGAATCCCAACTCATCTCTCTGGGGCTCATTCCAATCTTGTAAGGCTTCAAACCGGCATCAAAAAGTGCAATGTTTCCGACATTATCCGAACTGCCGAAGTCTTTCCGATATTCATCTTTGAGTGCCTGCCTATGGGTTGGCTGCAATTTCACTTCAGAGGTCAGCACGGAAGTGGGCACGCCACCATTCTGAAGCAGGTTCTTGTTGTAGTTGAAGGCTTCTGTAGCAGTGTCAATGGCCTTACCGCACACAATCCCTTGTGGCAAGCCATCAAAGTCATCCATAGGATTAAAGCTGTTCCACCAACACACGTTCTGTGGGGGTATGGTAATTTCTTCACCTTTTGGGCGGTACGTGTAGCCAGCAAGCGTGCCAAGGATGTCAGTTGGCTGAGGGCTCATCATGCGAGCCCCTAGTGGGTACAGTTCAATCGGCGGGGCTTTACCAGCTGTATCAGGCCCAATCCCGAGAGTAAATACTTGCCCGTCAATCAAATATCGTGCAATGACGCGGTTCATAAACTCCATACTCCCCATCAGTTCATTCGGTTTTCTGATGAGGACGTTTGCTGGGTCGTCAAAAGATAATTCCGTTCTAACTCCTCCCTTACGACTGTAAGCATATAATTTAACGCCTGCAGCCGTGCCTGATATGAGGGATACTGCGGCATACATATAAGGACTAGTACCATATGCCACCTTCCCCAGATTCGTGGTGTTCCACTGCGTCCACTGGGCTTGGCCAGAGTTATAAATCCAAGATGCGTATTTGGCAATCTTGGGCTTCAGCAAATTAGCCAAGCGCGACATCAAAGGGAAGCTCATTTGGACACCATTGTAATGGAAGGCACTGTGGGCTGGTGGAAACCTAGCACGACCGCATCTCCCCTATCCGGGCTCCGACCCAGGATGTCTTTAAGTTCCTCTTTCTTCTGTATCAGGATACCACCTACTGAAGCCGACCAAGTAGGGGCAGCCAAGTCGCCAGCCAATTCCAAATCTGGCGGCAGTGCCACGTTCATATTATTCTTGGGGTCGAGGGCTTCTCTCATCCGCCAGTACATCTCAGCCCTCAAGTTCCTGAACTTCATGGTCCCGTCATCAGTTGTCTGCCTGGAAGCCCCACCAAATTCAATCCCCTCAGCCTGCACTCCACTTGCACTCAGGGAGGTATACGCGTCTGAACCAACTCCACCCAAATCGACGTTCACGACTACGTCAGGGTTTTCCAAAACTTCCTTAACTAGGGGCACTACGGCTGGTCCATCAGGCGTCATGTATCCCGGTAGGCAAGTCAATTCTTTGCAGTAGGTTCCATATACGCTGGCGATACAAGTCTGGTCTTTTCCACCTCTTGCCACATCTACGCCAACGCCAGTCTGCGGATGTGGCACGTCCTCCATCAACCCAGTTTCCTTGTTCTTGCGTTGCACTGTGGGTATCTTATCCGTCCAACGGTCCATCGCAGCCCGAATCCACTCTGTGGGTATGACCTGCCAAGGGTTCATTATATCCCCGGCATTCCAATCTCCATTCATCAAATGGGAACGGTATGGCTCAGGCAAGCTATCCAAACGTGCACGGTAATCTTCACCAAGGTACTTGTTATCTGCCAACAAGGCCTTAATAAACGTTCTCGAAAGTGCCCCAGGTGTATTAGGTGCAACTTCGATTTCGACGCCATCTGTGTCTTTTTTGTACCACCGGAGCTCTCCGGACTTGGCGGGGTTAGGGTGCATGTCATCCAGCCACGCAGCCCAACGCCGCTTTACCCACAGGTGGCCCTCACCTCCTGGGTTCGTAGCCGCCACGACTCTACAGCGTCGGCCTGGCACAGTTGTACGAACTCTGCTGATTAGGTACTCATACTGGAACTGTAAAAACTGTGTCAGCTCATCGAATCCAATGAAGTCATATTGGGCTGACTGGTGGTTAAAAACTGCATCAGCATCTTCCAGCTGACTTAGTCTCAACCTGAAGTCTTCGTCGTCCCAGTTCCAGGTATGTCTGGTATTGTTGTAATTTTTAGGGGCTTGGAATATCTCTTTAGAACGCGGTATGACACTATCCTCAAGCTGAGGATAGGTGCGACGCATGATGAGGACTTGCTTGTGCCGGAGTCGGGAGAGTCCTATCAGGAGGTCTGTCTTACCACCTCCTGCTGCTCCGCCATACAACGTCTCAAAAGCCGGACTGTAGAAAGCCTCAGTCTGTCTTCCCGACTGGGGTCTCCACGTGCACCTCTCCCACGCCAGTGGGTTCTCCACCAGCAGGGATTCCAGCTCCAGACGCTTGGCCGAGGGCAATGAGTTCAGCAATTCTGGCAGCTCGCTGCTCGTCGGTAAGCCCAACATTTCCTCCGGCTATTCCAATCGGGCCACCATTAGCACCCGTGAGTTCGTGTGTGGACTTCTCTCCCCAATTCCCAGGAAAGCGACGAGCAAGAAAAGTTGCAACAGCTCTCCAATCCGTGCCAGGCTCTTTGATTCGGGTTATCCAATTCTTGATGAGCGATTGCTCGAGAGTGGATTCTGCGAGTTCAACTCTTCCAGCGAAATCTAGATAGTCTTTGTCTTGCTCTTCATAGTCTTTCAAGCGCTCCAGCTCTGCTTGCTGAAGCCATTTGGTTACCGTGGTGAAGGAGATGTCTGCCATCTTGCAGGCTGAAGACAGAGGCATGCCAGATTCTAGGCTGGCAAGTAGCACTTCACGCTTGGCTGGGGAAATCTGAATCGACATCTCCCCTCCTCTATCCATATTATATGGCAAGTGAAAATGAAAATCACGGGGCAGACGATACGATGCAAGACGCTGTAAATCGGTGTTTTTGTTGGTAGGTGGTTTTTCGGCCCCGCCCGAAAATAAGGCCCCCGCTACTAGGGATTGCCCCCTAGTCTCAAGGGGGCTATACTCTCCACGGTGGAGGGCGCCCCGCCCCCCGAACACAAGTGAGGTGACCCATGGCAGCGGACAACGAACGCGGGAACGCTTCTGAGTATCACTCGGAGGAACGCTATACCCCCGTACTCCGGGACAAGTCTGGTGACCCGCCCCCAAGCCACGACCCGGAAGGCCCCCTCACCCCCTTTGAGGCGGGCCCGGGTATGACGAAAACGGGGGTCGTGTCCGCTCTCGTGGGGGAACTTGGCCTCACCGTCTCGGAGGCCGCGCATCGCAGCGGCATTCCCTACAGGGATGTGTACCGCATCGCCCGGGACAAGGGCCTTCTGACCGTTCGCGCCCGCCCTGTCCCCACAATCCGCTATTGGGCAAGTGGGGGCTTTCTTTGGCGGGAGGATACCCGAACGGGTGAAGTGACCCGCATGGGCAAGACCTCCGGCTGAACGGGGGGATACGCC